TGTCGTTATCCATTGAAATAAATTATTATATATATAATAATAATTTATTCTATATATATAAATATGCTCAAATTTATTAAGTTATGTTAATTGTAATTCAAATTTACCTTCATCATTTTTTACAAATTTCCCTAAATACAAAAGCTCTCCTTTTTTATACGCATCATAATCATATACATCATTGGTTTCTCTATCAAGTGCAAGATTTTCATTGCGTATTTTAAATAATTTTAATGTAACTTGTTTTTGATTTATTTTTAAATCTTTGTCTTTTTGTTCTGTATTTATATTAGGAATAAACATAGAATTATCATTATTTGCATTACCAATAGTGAAACATTTTATTCTCTCTTTTGATGATGATCTAGAATGAATAGAACAATCAATTGCTGATTGTTTGATATTATTTAAAATATCTAGATTAATTTTTTCTTTAATTTTTGAAATTTCATATAAAAATTCATCACTTGAGACAACATTATTATGATCTATTTTACTTTTATCTTTTAATCGCAATTCAATTGCACCATCACTGTTAATTTGCTCTTCATTAAATGTCATTAAATATAAAATAACATGAACATTTTGGTATTCTTTTGGTAAATCACTATGACTGCAAATTCGTTTGGCGCGACCAATAACTTGTTGAATCCTTACAGGGTGCCAATATGGCTCCATAATATGAACAAATCTAACATTTTTTAAACTAATACCTTCTGCACCGGATGATGTAATCATTAAAACTTTAATTACTTCACCAAAATAATTGTTAGGTGAAATTTTTTGTATTTCTTTTAATATATTTTTTGGAACAAATTTCCAGTTACTATTTAAAACATTTTTAATAATTTCTCTTTCATCTGGTGTTTCATTTCCGGTATAACTGGCATACATTGGTTTGCCATAATTTTTTGGGTCAATATCTAATGTGTATTCACCAGAAGAATTTTTTTTAATTTTAAATTCCATAAATCCATTATATTTTAAAACTAATTTAAATATTCCAATTCCTTCTAATGATTTAAATTGTGAATATAATAAATGAATACCTTTATGATCAGTATCAGTAATATTTTCTAAAATATTTAAAAATTTAGGACTATAGATTTCGAGTGCTTTTGGTGATAAATATTTAGAAGCATTTTCTTCTAATTTATTAAGAGCTTCATCTATACGTTTTTGATATGTAATATCTGTAAATTCGTTTTGTTCTTTTTGCATTTTATCAAAATCATCTTCTTGATAATCTGCATCTAAATCGTTAATTTTTTGTTTAATGTCAATATTATCTACAATGTCTTCTTTAATTACTCCAGTTTTTTCAATATTATCTAATACAGTTTCTATTTTTTCATCTTTATTTGGCATAGGTCTAATAATATCTGGCGCAGGAAATACAAAATTACAAAAAGCACGAGAAAAAATTCTGTAAGTGGATACAGAGTCACCATAAATATCATCATTTTGTAGACCGGTCTTCTTAGCTCTATTTTTTTTATTTTTTGATTCTTGATTTCGTTCATTAATACGTGCTTCTTCATAAATATTAAATTGGAAGTTACTCATAGGTATTTTTTGCACATGAAAATGTGATTCGTCATATTTAGGCATGAGTTGTTCTTGTGCGCTTCTAAAATAAGAAGTAAGACCAATTATACGTTTTTTTAATAAAATATCATTTTTAATAGTGTTATTATCATTAATAAACATTTTTTTAAATTCATCAAAGTTATCATATAGTGCTTTATAGTTAATAATATTATCTTTATTATAAAATGTGATTTTATTTGAATTTAAAATAGATATTATTTTTTTTTTAAATTCTTCGGGATGAGTTGGTTCGCTTATATATTGTTGTTTTTTTGAATTAGAATTAGAATTAATAAATCCAAATGGATTTTGAGTAATGAGTAATTCTTTAGTTTTAATGTTATAATATATAAAATCAATATTAGAATATATACCACCTGTTTTTAATATGGATTCAAAGTAGTTTTTAGAAAGATTTTGTTTTTCACTATTAATTTTAAATAAATAACTTCGAATATATCCTCGTAAAATATTAAACATAATGCCAATTTCGTTGGGATAGTTAATAATAGGTGTTCCTGATAACATAATAATTTTACAATTAGTAGCATCCATCAATAAATTGTATAATTTCATAGAAATAGAAGCACCGCGATTTAATTTATTAACAATTCTACTAATAAAATTATGTGCTTCATCTATAATAATAACTTTATTATTAAATGGATTTATAGTTTCATTTTGAGTTAAATTATTAAATAATTTGCGTGTCATACCATTATAACTATAGAATTTATATTTCATAGATATCATTTTATTAATTTGCTCATTAATAAGTTGTTGTTTTTCAAATTCTAATTTATCATAATTAGGTGATTCTTTTTTATTAATAACCCAAGCGCCCTTTTTTTCTAAAATATACTCTTCGGATAAATTAAGTAAATTAGAAAGAGGTTTTAAGTAATCAGGATATAAATCAATATTAATAAATTCCCAAAATTGATTTTTCATATAAATAAAATCACCACATTTTTTTAATTCATCAATATAATTATCTCTCAAAGATGCTGGTGTAAATACCATAATTTCTTTATTATTTTTTAATCCTTCTGCAATAGCAATAGAGGAACAAGTTTTTCCAGATCCTAATCCATGATATAATAAAAGACCTCTATATGGGGTATAAATATTAATATAATCTCTAACTATTTTTTGATGGGTAAGTAAGGTAAATTCTTGACCAGATTTTTCTTCACATGATATTTCAATTTTTCCATCTTCTATATCTTTTTCTTCTTGTAACAATAGTTCTTTATATGGTAAAAATAGTTTATTAATAAAATTAATATAATTTTCTCGATTATTCAAATAATATTCTGATGCTTTTATTAGAACATTAGGTTTAATTTTAGGTAATCTGTCTGCAATGGTAGTATTTTTAATTTCAAATTCTAAATCTAATTCATTCAAATTATAAGTTTGCTTAATATCTTTTTTAATTTTAGGTTTGGGTGTAATGCGTTCTTTTGTATCGGAATCGTTAATGTTTTGTTGAATATTATTGAATTGTTTTATAATTATTTTTTTATCAACTTTCTCAATATGTGTTAAAATTTTGGATGTTATATCAGATGCTAGATATTGTTGTTTTTTTGAAATAACTGATTGTGTTTGTTTTTCAATAAAATTAGTTTGAATATCTAATTTGTTTTTAATTTTATATAAAAAATCAAGAGGGTCAATATTTTTTTCGCTAGTTTTATCAATAATATTGGGCTGTCCGGGTAGTTTATTAATTAAAAAAGTAAAATCTTGTTTATTTTTAGGGATTGGTTTAACTTTTAAAAAATCAAAATTATCATCTAACATTATTAAAATATATATATAATTAAATTATATATATTTTTTAAATAAATAGATTGCTAAATAAATACTATTTATTGATTTAGTTTATTTATAATAGTAATAGCCGAGTCACATGCGAGTTGTTCAGCCTTTTTTTTAATTCTGTGACTAGCTTTTGTTAAAAATATTAATAATTTATCATTAGTTTCTAATTTATTATGTATAGCTTTAAATGTTTTAATTTCATTAAAATCAATGGCATTATTAATGTTTGCATTATGAATAATTTGTCCAAATGAAATATATACACCCATAGTATATATTTTTTCCGTATTTTCATCAGTATCATTTGTTTTAATTTCAACATAGTCAGGTGTAATTTTAAATTCCTTTTGTATTATTACTTGTAATTTATTTTTAAAATTATCATCATTATTAATTAAAACAGTCCAGTCAACATGTTTTTCCATAACATTTTCAATAAATATTTGTGCCATTTGAAATCCAACACCAACATTAAAAATATTTTCAAACCATTTATCATCATCATTAATATTAATTCTATTAAAATCTAAAAATATAGCACCAATAAAGGCTTCAAATAAACATCCTAATTTTTTAAAATTAGTTCGTATATTTTTTTCTTCGGCATGTTTTGAAATAATAAAATAATTGTGTAAACCAATTTCATAAGCTAATTTACCAATATGTTCATTTTTAACTAAAGCAATTTTTTTTTCAGTCATAAATCCTTCATCTGCTTTTGGAAATCTCTTATATAAATAATATTTAATAACACATTCAAGAACACCATCACCAATAAATTCAAGTCTTTCATTGGATTTAGTTTTTAATGGTAAATTATTATCAATATTTTCTGCAATAATAATTTTGGCATCATCATTTTCTATTTTTGGTTTTTTTGTATAAGATCTATGTATAAATGCTCGTTTATATAATTCAATATTAAAAGGTTTAGTAAAAACACCATATTTATTTAATATACTAATTATATCATTTAATACAATTTCTTTATTATTAGAATTATATGGATTATATATAAGTTCATCATTAGTATTAGAATCAGTAGTTTCATGTTCTTCTGATTCTGTATCGCTATCAGAATTATCAATTAAAATATTATGTTTCATATATTATTGATATTTAGTGATTATTTTTTAAATATTATTAACAATTTTTTTTTTATAAAAAAATATTATTATACTATATTATAAAAATGGGAAAAAAAATTAGTTTGATTGGAGCTAGCAATTTACATACAAATAGTACATGCAATTTTGGAAGTATGGCTGGTCTAGCTGTAACAAGTGGTTGGATTAGACCTAAACATACTGCATTACCAGGATATAAATATACAAAAACACAGAATGATGAGAACCATTATCAATCTGGATGTGGTGCAGGTAAATCGTGCGCAAACAATACAAAATGCTTAAAAACACTAAAATTATATAATGGATCACACCAGCGTTTTGATACTGTCCGTGGAAAATATTTAGGTTAAGTTATTAAAACTTAAAGAAAAATAGTCAATATATAATTATATATTATGAAATTATATATTGATAATAGAGAACCAAAAAAAATAATTAATTTATTAATTAATTATTGTAATAATGATTTTATTATAGAAGTCAAGCAATTAAATATAGGAGATTATATGTTATGTGACAGTATTACAGATAAACCAATTGTAATTTTTGAAAGAAAATCATTATCTGATTTGGAATCAAGTATTAAAGATGGCAGATACGAAGAACAAGGTTTTAGATTAAATGAATATGACTTACATAATCATTATATTTATTACTTAATTGAAGGAGCTATTATTAATTATAGAAATAATAATTTTAAAAAAACATTATATTCTAGTTTAGCATCAATTAGCTATTTTAAAGGATTTTCTATTATTAATTCATTGAATGATATAGAAACTGCAGAAATAATTATTAACTTTACTAAAAAAATAATTAAAGAAGAAAATAAAAAAAAACCATATTATTTAGATAAAATTATAAACAATACAAATTTTATATGTGAAGTATCTGGTAATACTTTAATAGAATTAGAAAAAAAAGAAGAAATTACACAAGATTATGAAAATGTTATTAAAACAGCAAAAAAATCTCATATTTCTAAAGAAAATATTAATAATATCATGTTAATGCAAATACCCGGTATTAGTAGTACAAGTGCTAAAATAATATTAGATAAATACATTACTATTGAAAATTTAATTATAGAATTAAGAAAAAATGAAAATTGTTTAGAAAATTTAAAATCTATAAATAATAGAAAATTATCAAAAAATATTATATTTAATATTAAGAATTTTTTATTATAATAAAAAATAATTAATATATATATACTAAAATGAAACGAAATAATAATTTTATATATACATGTGGCGGCATATTTATTATACTATTAATAATTTTTATAGTATTTTCTTCTATAAATAATAAAAACAATTCTATAATAAATAAAAATGTAGAAAAAGTTATACAAGAAAATTATGATAATTTAAATAGTAAAGAGGGATATACTAATAATAAAAAAACATCAGAAAATGATATTAGTAATATAATTGAAAATAAATTAAAAGCATTAACCCAAGAATTAGGAAGTTCTACTGGACTTAAAGAATCCAAAGAAACATTGAAAAAAACAAAAAAAATATGTGATATGGAATCTGCTAAATGTATGATGAATATGTTAAATGAAAATAAAGGTTTAAAATCAATAAATCTCGATAGTGTAGCCGATGATGATTCAAGTGATAATTGTATAAAATGTAAAAAATATACAGAACTATCAAAATCTATACAAAATATGATTGATAGTTTATAATTATCATTTCTATTTCTTTAGTTTTGTGTATTTTTTTTGGATTACCAATGAATTTATAAAAAAAATGATTTGAATTATATGTTTTATTTTTATTCAACATATAATTTTATATATATATGAATATAAAATACCCATTAATAATACCTTCAATAGGACATGGTGCGACCGACTTCATAGATTATCCATTAGCAACAATTCATTATAATATATTGAGTATTTTAACTATTTACTTTTTAAAATATAATGTAAGAAAAAATATATTAATTTTATCATCTATTATACACGTGTCAAATGATTTTAATATTAGATATAATTATTTAATAAGTGGTTTATTTCATATATTATGGATAAAGAAACCTATAATAAGTAAACTATATTTATCATTTATTCATACACCATTACACTATTATAGGATAATAAAATATGAAACAAAACCACGAACAAAAATAATTTTTAGCAATTTAATTTCATATTTAAGCATTATTGGTTTAAAGAATAATATAGATATTATTCTTGAAGAAAAATTAGGAAAATTATGGTGGATTTTTCCAATTTTACCACATATTTATATAACAAATAAAATAAAAAAAATAAATCATGAAAAAAAAAAACCTAAAATATGGATAGGAAGATATATTATAAATATTGTTTAATTTTAATATATTAGCTTGTCTTATTTTTAATTCCACAATATTCTTTTTGTTTTTTAATTAAATAATCCACATGATTTAACCATCCCATGTTTGTACGAAATCCCCACTCTCTACAATTTTTACTCGGAATAAATAAAGTCCAACAATATGGCATATCTTTATCTAATTCTAATCTATGAAATGTATATGCAGGACAATATCTATATGATAATGCACCTCTCCAAAATTTACCATCATCAGTATATTCCCAATATCCACCATAAAGAATAAGTGTTCTAAAGTTCCATGGATGATCATGTAAATCGTCAGGATCAGATTTTAAAAATCTATGTAAAAATATATTAAACGGAAAATTTTTTCTATTTTTTAAAAATATATAATAACGTTCAAGATATGGCTCATTATTTACACGATCATAAATAATTCGTCTTCGTCCAAGATAATTCATAATATATACGAAAATTTTATATAGTATATTCATTTAAATCGGATTTGATTTATAAATAAAATTATATTGAATTATATTCAATTTTATTTTATATAAATTTGAATATATTTATTTATAATTCTAGTCTTTTTATAGTTTTTTCATTTTTTAATATAATATGTTTTTTTATATTTAATGGTTTAATTTTTAATTTTAAAATTATTTCATCATCTATTTTATTGTAATATGCTTCATTTATTTTACATTTATATTTTAACAAAATTTGATTCATATTTTCATCAAGTGAATAATTATAAACATCATTTTTATCAAAAAATATTTTTCCTTGAATATTAATTATACCAGATAATAATAATGAAGATGTAAAATCTTCATATCTTATATATTGAATATTCTGATTACCTACAAAAGGAAAATATAATTTACATTTATATATATTATTTATAATAGGTAAATTATGAGTAATTAATGAAAATAAAGTAGTAAATATAATTAACATTATTATACTTAACTATTTAAATTAAAAATACTTTAAATTTTTTAAATATATATTATTTTTTTAAATAATATATATTATGCATCGTCTGGGAATCGAACCCAGGGCGATCGCTTGGAAGGCGAACATGTTACCATTACACCAACGATGCTTATTATATAATAATATAATATAAATCTTTAAATTATTTATTACTGTTTTAATTTAATTTTATTATTAAAATTAATAGTATTATTATATTTATAAACTTCTCTATCTTTATATTCCCCTTGTTTTATTTTATCTTGTGTATACTTTTTACCACCCCAATTAGTATCCATTGGATTACTACTAATTTCACTATTAGAATTAAAAATACGATCTAATGGCGTATCAGACCCAATATTTTGATTATCTTTATCGAAACCAGAATACATATTATTATTGAATATTTTATTTTTTCCGGGTGTTGAATCTCTTGTTGCATCTAATATTTTATTTTCTTCATAATATTTTTTATCTTTATATTTAAATTGATCTCCCCCACTATTTTCAAAAATAGATTTTTTAACTTGTAAAAGTTCTTCATTCTGTGTATTTGTTGTATATTTTAAAAATAATACAGGACACTTATTACCTTTGGAATTTTCTTTTTCAATATATTTTTTATATTCTTCTAAATTATTAAATATAATAGGATTCAAATCTTCTTTAACTTCATTTTTTTCATTAAATAAATAAATTTTTCCTGAATGTTCTATTAACATATCATAACAATCTTTTTTATTTTTCATTCCTTCGGTTAAATTATCAATCTTATTATTTTTATTATAAAATGTGTAATAATATAATCCCAAAAAGAAAATAATAGCTATGAATATAATATTTATATACTTTAACATTTATTAAAATATATATATATATTTATTTTTTATTAATTATATATATATATAAGCTATATTATGAAATATATAAACACTGCAAATACAAATATTAATAAAATAATAGAAAATAAAACATGTTATATTGGTATATTTAGTGAAAATTGTATACATTGTCAAAATATGAAACCAGCATGGAATATTTTCAAAAATAAAATTAAAAAAATTAATAATGATTCATATTTAATAGAAATATATGGAAATAATATTAATAAATTAACAAATGATAATTTAAAAAAACATATAATGTTTACAGGTGTACCATCTTTTATAAAATTAAAAAATGGAAAAATAATTAAAGAATATAAAGGAGATAGAAGTGTAAAAAGTTTACTAAATTTTATAGATAAAAAAAATAATAAAACAATTAAAAAGAGAGATAAAAAAAAATCAACTAGAAAAAAATAATCAATTATTAGTTTTAGTTTTAGTTTTTGTTTTATTTTTATTTATACCAGAGGCTTCACATAATTTTTTAGTTGAAAAAAATTCTCCAGACATACAATGTTTTTGATCGCTTATATTTGCACAAGTTCTTTTATTGTTAATTTTTCCAATATAACAAAAGCCAGATTTTGAATTTTCAGAATCATCTCCTTTTATAATATCAGCTTCATCATCGGCATTTTTAATTTTATTATTAACTTCGTTAATATTATTTTCTTTTACTGGTGGAGATTCTTTATTTTTGCTACTAAATAATTGTTTACTTAAATCAATTATTTTTTCTCTAAAAATAAATACTATAACTAAAAGCAATATTGCTATAAAAAACCCAATTGCAAATATTTTTTTTATAATATTTAACGATTTTATTAGCCAATTGGTATTTGAAGATTGTGTCTCATTTAATGTTCTTTCATTTTTAAAAGAAGAAATATTACTTTCATTTTGTTTAATATTTTCATCAATAATAGTATTCATTCTTGATAAACGTTTACTATTATTATTAGATATATTTTCACTCGATAATGTATTTTTTAAAATATTACTTTCTTCTACTTCATTAATAGTATCTCTTACCGAATCATCGTTTTTATTTAGTTTTTTTTTTAAAGATGACATATATTTTATATAAATATTTTATAATTGTATATATAATATGAATATATCATCATATTCTCCAACAATAAATAAAGATATATATAATAAAATGTTTTCACTATCAGAGTTTAAAATATCATCTGATAGATATGATACAAATTTATTATTAAATTTATTAAAAATAAAAAAAATAAATAATCCTAAAAAATTATTGGTACCTAAACAAATATTATCTAATTGTTGGTTTAATACTATGTTTATTAATTTTTTTTATAGTGATAAAGGTAGAAAATTCTTTAAATATTTTAGATATTTAATGATAACAGGTGAAAAAATAGATTCAAATATAAAAATAATGATACCAAATAAATTAAAAAATATATTATTTGCACTAAATTTATATATAGAAAAAAATTTAAATCAAACAAATAATATAAAAACAAGAAAAAATCATACAAAACAGAAAAAAACATATAAAACAAAAGATATAGATAAACATTTAAAAAATTTATACAATCAATATCATATTAATCAAAAAAATACAAATTATTTTATTAAAAATATATACTCATTACTTAAAAATTATGATAATAATTTACCAAATATAAATCAAGGCGGAAATCCTATAATATATTATAAAAGTTTGATTAATTTTTTAGATAATAGTAAAATACATTTATTAGAATATAATATAACCCAAAATATTAATATTAATAATTTATTAAAAAATGAAAAATCTAAACCACATCTTTTACTTTTAAATGACTTTCAAAGTAAATCACATTATGATACAACATATAAAATAAATGATATAACATATAAATTAGATTCTATAATATTAACAAATAAAGATTATTTTGAAAAAAATAAAAATCGCCATTTTGTAAGTGTTATAACAATAAATAATATAGAATATAAATTTGAAGGAAGTAGTATGGTAAGACTATCTAAATTTCAATGGAAAAATAAAATAAATAAAGATATAGATTGGGGATTTATTGAAGATCCCAAATATTATAGAGATTTATATAATTTTACATATGGATACAAAATACTTTTTTACTATCGAATTAATTAATATATTATTAAATAATTTAAATATTTAATTTTATATTAATTATTTATGGCAAAGAATAAAATAAAAAATAAATCAAGACCTAGAAATATAGACCCTAATCCTGTAGAAGATTTTTTAAAAAATAATAGTGAAAAAAAATTATCAATAAAAACAATTAAAAAAAATTTAAATATGAATTACAGACAATTATTTTTTTATATTAAATATTCAAATAATATTAAAAATATACTACCACATGAAGTAGGTTCTGGGTGTAGATTTTTACATGTATATCAATATGAAGATAATAATTAAATCAAATAGTCATTGTTGACATTCATTTTCATTTTCATTAGTATTTTCTGATACCAATGAAGAAGGTTTATATTTTTCTTGTGCCTTTTCAATTTGCAATACTGCAAAAGATTGAATCTGTTCTCGTAGTTCATAATTCGGAACTAAAGTGTCAGAAGTTAATGGTAATCCTGTAAGTGGTGATGTAAGCTTATGTTCAAACCATTTTTCAATAGATGATCTATCATATGTATGATTATCTTGAGTCATAACAGGATCTATCATAATATCTTGACTAATGGAACAATAAAATTCGTTAGGAATGCAATCATCGTGAATTAATGTTGTAATAATACCAGGCTCAACATTAAATTTATTTAAATTTTTCATTTTCTCTTTTAATTCATTTACTGACATACTAACTTTTTTTACCATTCTAACAGCATATGTTTTATCATCTAATGTTACATTTTTAATTTGTTTAGCATAGCATGAAAAATCAGATGAAAATACAATATTACGTTGTGTATTATTAAATAATGTAATTTCAACAGATTGTTTTTTTGAATTAAATGCATCATCTATTTTTTTATTATCTTCACAAAAATAAGGAGACCACCAAGAATCAGTCAGTTGAAAAAGATTACCCTGTTTTTCTGTAACACCTCTACACCACAACCAAACTGTGACAATTTTATTACCATCAGACGCTGCAAGCATATCTTGTATATTCCATGGTTCAATAATTTGCTCTTCATTAACATATGTAAAATTAAGCGGAATTAAATCATTACTATTTTCTAGAGTACCATTAAATACTTCTGTTGATTCAGATTTAGTTTTGCAAATTGACCACTGTCGATTAGTAAATTTTGCATAAATAGTATATTTACCATCAATAACTTGAATTGGTAAAAATTTTCTATAACCTGGTTCTTTTCCTCCTCCCCCACGAATACCTGAACACCCTGGAGTTGTTTGATAGTAATAATCTTTTGATGTTAAATGAAGAGTCGCATTATAAAATTTGGATCCCAACTCAATTGTTTTATAATCATTTTTTTCATATTGTAGAAGTCTAAATTGTTCTTCAATCATAATTGAAATCCATCTGGGATAAATATTAACTACTTTATGAATTGGATCAATAGATGCCCAAATTTTACCGTTCATATTTAATGATTTATATAGTTAAAAGCATTTTAAAAATTCAATTCAATTTTTTTTATGGTAAAAAAAAATTGAAATAATAAATTATTCTTAATTTAAATAATAATATTGTTAAAATGCAACATTTTACAAAAATAGAAAAAAGAGATAATGCAGATGTAGGATTTATAGGAGATATTATTAAACCTTTAAATAATGAAGGATGTATAGGTAAAAATGGAATAGATAAAAGTTTTTCATTAGATAAATTAATTAATATGGCATATGAAGTAAATGCAAATATAATTATAAAATCAGGAACAAATGCAAAATGGTATCTAAAAAAATTTCCGGTTGATGAAATAGAAAATGAAATATCTAAACAATCATGGAGAGATGTAACTAGAACAACAATGTGGATAATTGAATGGAAGAAAAAAAATGATTTAAAGGATAGAAATAAAGATGAATATTTAACAAATGATCCTGACTGCCCAGAATGGCTAATAACTGCAGAAAAATTTTTAAATAATATAACAATTATATAGAATCCAATAAATCAAATTTTTCCATTGTTTTTTCAACATTAGTTTTAACATTATGAAATAAATAATCAATTTTTAACGATTCTTCATTTTTTTTAATTTGTTTATAAATTAAATTAATATTTTTAGTAATTTTATCAACAATTTGAATATCAGAAGTTTTTATTATTGTTTGATCTAAATCTATTTTTTCAATTAAAATAGTAAATGCAAAATAAATAATATATTTTCTTTTTCTTTTGGAACTTAAATTAAATTTTATACAAAAAAGAGTAAATAGTCCATTAATGATTTTGGTAATAAGTTTATCATCTAATAATTTTGAATAAAAAAAAATAATATCCCATAATATCCAAATGATATCATTATAAAAATTTTTGGGAGCATAACTTCTCCCTTCAGACTGACATTTAATTTTTTTTTTTTTAAGAATATTTTCATAATTTAATATCCATTCATACCAATAACATGTTTCAATAATATTTTTAGATTCTAAATTGTAAATTAATTCATTAATTGGTATAAATAATTCTTTTGGATCATTTTCTAAATAAATTTTTTTTACATAATCTATTGATGGTGCTTTAAATTTATCTGTTAATTCAAATAAATTATATTGTGTATTTTTATCTATTTTAATTTCTTTATATATATGTTTTTTATTTGATAATGCGATTATACAGATTATTTCAGAAAATAATGTTCTAATTTTTTGATTATTTCTTAATAATAAAATATTATCATTATATCCATTATTAACTATATTTATAAAAATATTATATCTCATTTCTAAATATATAACCAATTTAGGATTACCAATATGAATATATTTACAAAAATATAAAATAATAATATCCCATAATTCTAATATATGACCTGAACAAATAAATTCTGAACTCCAATAACATGCATTTTCTAATTTAGATTGATATAAAGATTTTAATAGTTCTTCTTTAGCTTTTGATTTTTGATATTTTGAAAATGTAACATTTTTAAATTCAGATTGTTCTCTTTTATCATTAATTTCATAATTTTCATTATTCTCCATAAAATAAAAATTGAATTAATATAAATTAAGATAAAAAAAAATATATAATTACATATAAATTAGAAATGTTGAAAAATATTTTAAAAGAATATACAAAAATCACTAAAAAATTTAAAAAACTAGAATTATTAACAAAAGTTTTTTTGATTTTAATAATTTTTAGTGTATATTTTTTATTTATAAAAAAAATAAAAAAGAAATCTAGATTTGAAAATTTTACTAATAATTTTATAAATTTAAATAAAAAAAATTTTTATGAAAAAAAATATGATGAAGATATTTATGATAATTTTTATTGTAAATTATATGATCATGTTAATTTAAATACTAGAAAAAATAGAGAAGAAATAACAATGTTACGTGATTATTTTAATGATTTTAAATATACAAAAATTTTAGATGTAGGTTGTGGTACAGGTCATCATGTTAATCTTTTAAATAAATATGGATATAAAGTATATGGAATAGATAAATCAGATGATATGATATCAATTGCAAAAAAAAATTATCCAAAATGCAATTTTTCGAGTGGTGATTTTTTAACAAGTAATTTTTTTGATATAAATACTTTTACTCATATTTTATGTTTAAATAGAACATTTTATGAAATAGATGATTTAAATAATTTTTTTAAAGAATGTAGTTCATTATTAAATATAAATGGATACTTAATAATAAATATAATAGATATTAATAACTTTAATCCATACAATGATATATATAATCCAAAAATTAAAGATATAAAAACTCCAAAAAATAGTTTAATAGATAAAAAAAATGTAATATTCAATAAAGATATAATTTATACTGCTCAATATAAAAATGATAATAACACCAAATTAATTTTTAATGAAACATTTAAAAATAAAGAAACTAATACCACTAGACAAAATGAATTAACATATAATATATATGATGAAAAATATATTATAAATATTGCCAAGGAAAATAATTTATATTTTAATAAAAAAATAGAGTTAAAACATTTTAAAAGAGAATTTTTATTTATTTTTACTAAAGAATAATTATCTTACATATTTACCGGCACGTGCAAATGAATCAATTATATATATAATAAATAATCCTAAAAATAAATATAAAATAAGTTCTTCAGTTACATATGTAGTTTTTTCTGATTTTTGTTGTTCTAATAAATTTAAAATGTTATCTAATTTACCTAACATTCTAGTGTTCATATCAATATATTTTTTATAAGTATTATCCGTATTATTATAATTATTTATATTTGATGAATTATAATTATTATAGTAATTCATTAAGTCTACATTTTCATTATATGAATCACGTACATCTTTATTTTGTTTATTTATTATTTTATCTAATGATTTATCAGTATAAATTTGAGTATTATCTAAAAATTTATTTGATGAATTATAAGCAGTATTATATAATGTATATTCATCATTTTCTTCTCCCGATTCATCTTTATTGTGCAATTTAGATATTAAATTAGATAAATCTTTTATTTTTTTGTTATTATTTGTATTTGGATCATTATTATTTGTAGAATTGTAACTAAAATTAAAATCGTTTCTATTAACATTATCTTGCAAATCATTATCTATATTATTATCATTATATGTATTGTTACCATTAGTATTAGTATTA